AGGTCTACACATTCATGACGGGTCTAATGGTCGCCTCATAGTTAAGGACATGGGCCTAGCTCTTACAGGGCTCAAGGTTCCCGCTACTGTAGCCGACTGCAACGTACTCATCAACTCTCTCTATAGCGCGCTGTCCAAGGTCATGGACTTGAGAGATGCAAGAACATGATCTGCCTAGCCTGCCGACACGAGCACATAGCTCAGCAGTGTGTAGACAGCTTCGGAGACATTCCTCTTAACTACTGCGACTGCCAGCACAGGCCGTATCAAAGGAAACCGGATGCCAAGGACAAGCAAGAAGGAGCTATCTCTCGAAGAGATGACTCTGTCCTTGACAGAGGGTCTCGCGAGAGCATCGAGCAGCCCCAATATCTGGGGCTATAAGCCTCACGAGAAACAAGTCATGTTCCATAAGAGTGACGTTAAGGGTCGCCTCTATATCGGAGGTAACCGATCTGGCAAGACTGTGGGTGGGGTCAATGAAGACATATGGTGGTTGCTTGGCAATCATCCATATAAGAAAACCCCCCCACCTCCGGTGCGCGGCCGGGTCATTGGTGTTGACTTCGACAACGGTATCGAACGAATCCTCAAACCACAATTCGCTCGCTGGCTACCGCCTTCTGCTCTCATCAATGGATCGTGGACTGACTCTTATAGTGCACAAACACGAATGCTGACCCTGGCAAATAAGAGTACGGTAGAGTTCATGTCGTACGTACAGGAGATCCAGAAGTTCGCTGGAACCTCTCGACACTTTGTACACTTCGACGAAGAGCCACCACGTAGTATCTTCACAGAAAACAAGGCACGTCTTATTGACACTGGTGGATCCTGGTGGATCACAGAGACGCCAGTTGAAGGCATGACTTGGGTCTATGACGATATCTACATTCCCGGTAAGACAGATCCTCGCGGTAACATTCGAGTTATAGAAGTTGACATCTCTGAGAACCCCTACATCAGTAAGACTGAGGTAGACGAGTTCCTCGCAGATCTAGCTCCTATGGAACGTCAGGCCAGAGGGGAAGGCAAGTTTGTCCAACTTGGAGGGTTGGTCTTCAAGGGATTTGGACCCCTACATGTCATTGATCCTATCGACCCTCGATCCATCTTCAACCTGCGCTGGTTCGCATCAATGGACCACGGTCTCAATAACCCTACCGCCTGGCTATGGCATGCGGTTTACCCCAATGGTTCGGTGACAACATTCCATGAGCACTACGAAAGTGACTGGACTGTATCTCAACATGCAAGTCGGGTTCACCTCATCAACCATGACCTCGGGCGCGCTCCTAATTACTACGTTGGTGACCCGGCTATCAAGCAGCGCAACGCCGAGACTGGCAATAACATTCAGATCGCGTATCAGCTACAAGGCATTCCTATCATTCAAGCGAATAACGAAGTTCGCGCGGGTATAGACAAGATGAACGCCTACCTAGCTCCTGACAAAGTCGGGATGCCTACCTGGCGCATCACCGCAAATTGCGTTAACCTTATTCGCGAGATGCAGCGCTATCGCTGGAAGATCTGGGAATCCGCTAAGCTACGTGATAAGAATAACCCTATTGAGGAACCTCATAAGCGTGATGATCATGCTGTGGATTCTAGCCGCTACTTCTTCTCCTTCATGCCTGACCTCAAGCTCAAAGAAAACCGAGACCCTGATAGAGAAGATCTCCAGCGTAAAGTTGATGCCATGCTCAACGTGCATAATCCCGTAAACCCCGAAGTAGGTATGCGGGACAGTAACTGGTTCAAAGCCGATGAGGCTACCGAGTGGACCGCCTATGATGATGGGGTTGGGATTTTCTAATGACAGTCTCGCGGGATGATAAGGTCTTTTCGGCCAACGAATTCTGGGAAGGCGCTCCGACGCACCAGATTCGCCACGATGAAGTCAACGCTCTTCGCCTCCGCCTCACTACAGGTGAGGAAGTCCACACGGGTGATGCGTCGGCGCAAGATATAGTAGACATGGTCTTCAAGCGTGCTGGCGTTACAGGTCACCGTCTCTTCGAGAAGCTAGCTCCTATCTTTGCAGATGCGCTAGCCAAGGAAGTTGGCGATGATCCTTGGGGTTGGGTTAACCCGCAGTATTACAGCAACGCTCGAATGACCGGTGCAGCTCCTGTCTCTGTCGATGGCAACTTCATGGTAAGCGGCTATCCCCAAGCTCCGGGTGATGGCGTTAAGGTAGCAGAGGTTCCGCTGACTCCAGAGGAAGCCGATAGCCTGAACAAGCAGGTTCCACAAGGCTTTGCTGTGGGTGCTGTTGACGCAGAGGGCCAATCTGAAGTTATGGAAGAGGCACCTGTTGACACTGCTAAGGCTGATAGAATCGCAGAGCTGAATCGACTTCTCGGCAAGGAATAACATGGTATATGATAGAATCGTAGTGAGGGACTATCCCGAAGTACCTCCTAGCAAGTGCGCCCTATGTGGGGGTCAGACCAGGCATGACGGTAGAAAGTACATTGATCTAGGGACTAATATCCGTGGTTATGGTGCTCTCTATTTTTGCAGTATCTGTCTTGGTCAAATATGTAATCTCCTTGGTTGGCTTGATCCTGTACAGACTGCGGCAATCAAACTGGAACTAGACGGATTTCGCAGTCGTGTTACACGGCTGGAGGATGAAAATGACCGTCTACGTGCTGCTCTTTCCAAGCTTGATTTTGTTCGGACTGCTCTTGTTCATGATGCGGGACCGGATGCAAGCACGGAAGAGCGAACAGGAATTGTGGCAAAGCCAAACCCAGAACCTGCTGAACTTGCTAGCGGACCAAAAGCTGCTGAATCGGGACCTGATGAATCGCCTGATGTCAGGCGATCTCAACGCGTACGTGACCCTGAACTCACAAGGCTCATCGGTAGTATCTGAGTATGTACCTCAGTCGGACTCGGCTGAGCTAGAAAGACTGAAGTTCCTATACCGGGCTAGCTCTATCGAAGGATTGGGGGAGACTATCTATGACGATGACGAACTCGGAGCCCTCCGTGACTTCGGCAACATCCCTTGATAATACCTTCAGTAAGGGCAGCGGCCGGGATAAAAATAAGATTATTGATTGGGCAAAGCAGCAGTTCGATGACTGCAAAGCGGCGCGGGCTAGTGCAGAGCGACAATGGAAGCTCAACCTCGCCTTCTACTACGGCAGACAAAACGTCGTCTTCAGACAGTCTCCAAACTTCGTTCCTGGTGGAGCTGGCTCTCTCTTCACTCCTCCTGCTCCCTATTATCGTTCTCGTCCTACTATCAATCGTATTCGCCCGATAACTCGTAAAGAACTATCCCGGATGACTTCCCAGAAGCCTTCGGCGTCCATAGTACCTGCATCCACAGAGGACATAGACATGTATGCCGCTCGCGCAGGCGAACAAATCTGGGAGAGCATCTATCGTCGTAAGAACATGAAGTCTGTTATCCGGCAGGCCCTGTTCTGGACACTGACTACGGGCACTGGATACATTAAGACCTACTGGGATGCTGACGCAGTCGATCACGACAGTCAGCAGATGGGTGACTTCTGCTTTGACGCAGAGACTCCTTTTCATGTGGTTGTCCCTGATCTCCGCCAAGTAGAGCTAGAGAAGCAGCCCTTCCTTATACATGCACAGCTCAAGCCGCGTGAGCAGCTCAAGATGATGTATCCTCAAACTAACATGGCTAATGTCCGTGGCGGTGGCAAGGATGAGATCCTAGAGGATAACTATCTCAACATCAACTCATCTGGTGCTAATCAGAGTGACAACCAAAAGACCATACTTTGCCTAGAGGTGTGGGTCAAGCCTAACGCGGTTAAGCTGTTCCCCAATGGGGCCTTCTTTACCGTCTGTGGGGATTCTATAACCTACGGGCAAGAAGGTTGGCCCTATGACCATGATCGCTACCCCTTTGCAAAGTTTGACCATATTCCTTCGGGGAAGTTTTATAGCGATTCGCCTATCACGGATCTCATTCCTCTGCAACGGGAGTATAACCGTACCCGGGGACAGATCATTGAAGCTAAGAATCGCATGGCTAAGCCTCAGCTCACTGCTCCCGCCGGTTCAATAGACCCTAGAAAGATAACTACTGAGCCTGGCATTGTCATTGAGTATACTCCTGGCTTCAATCCTCCCACACCTATACCGCTATCTCCACTTCCTGCCTATGTGATCCAAGAGCTTGACCGTATCCTTAGCGATATGGAAGATATCTCTGGTCAGCATGAGGTTAGCAAGGGCCAGACCCCTCCGGGAGTCAGTGCAGCCACAGCCATTAGCTACCTTCAAGAGCAAGATGAGTCTATGCTATCCGTAGCCTATGACTCGCTCGAAGAGGGTATAGAGAAGGTAGCGTTCGAGACCCTGTCCCTCGTATCCCAGTTCTGGGACACACAGCGTATGGTTAAAGTCGTCGGACTGGATGGGTCCTTTGAGGTCATGGCCTTTAAGGGATCGGACTTGCGCGGCAATAACGATATTCGCGTCGAGGCGGGCTCAGCGCTACCTACCTCTAAGGCTGCTAAGCAAGCCTTTATCATGGACCTGATGAAGATGGGCTTTATTGATCCATCCAAGGGCCTTGAGGTCATGGAGATCGGTGGTATTAACAAGATCTACGACGAGATTCAAGTAGATGTCCGTGAAGCGCAACGCGAGAACATCAAGATGAGTCGAGTCACCCAGCAGCAGATAGATGAATTTAACCAGTTGCAAGCAGAACTATTGCAATCGCAACAAATGATGGCCATGATGGGAGGACTTAATGGGCCAGCCGCCCCCACCCCCAATGCCGGGAATCCCATCGGAAACAATGTGGCAGCGGGGCCGCCTCCGGCAGCTAATCCACAACAACCCGGTCCCGGCTTCCCAGGGGCAGGACTCTAATCCCCCGGGCTTTAATCCACTAGATACTATGGCTCCGGGAGCAGAAGATCCAGGTGCACCGCCCAATAGCCCTCTTAGCATTCCAGGACTTGCAGGGCAGGGGCCACCTACTATGGCACCTATGGCACAAGATGCTATGGGTAATCCCATTCCCGCTCTTATCATCCCTGTACAGGACTGGCAAGACCATCGTCTGCACATTGACGTTCACAATAAGTATCGCAAGAGCCAGGCATTTGATCAGGCACCGGAGTACATCAAGAAGCTCTTTGCGGATCATGTGCAGCAACATGTGGATGCTATTGTGAGAGGCCAGTTGGCACAGGTACCCACACCAATCATGCAGCAGCTACAGCAACAAGGTACTAATCCTTCATCTCCTGCTGCTTATCAAGAGATGCAGCACAACCAGGCTCAAGCCGGTGGCGCTTCGCCTCCTAGTAGTGGGCCACAAACACCTCCGGGAGGTGGACCCTAATGGCTACTCCGTCAACTACTACGCACCAGGTAACTCCTAACGTTATGTCTAACTGGTGCCCGCCCAACAAGAACCAAGCGGTGGCTACTGGGCGTTCCACCAATGACGACTTTCTGAACACACCTGCTAACTACTCTGGTATCCTTTCTCTTGATACTCGCCTTATCGCTATCAACGCTGGTGTCTATACCCAAGCGCGCCTTAACACTATGACGACTAACGACAAGTGCTATGCAGTGGCTCTATCTGACGATCCTGGTTTTGTGAGGTAGTCATGGCCTACAAGGTCGTTAAGAAGGGTGCTCAGCACGCTGTTGTGAAGCTTGGGTCGGGAGAAGAGGTAGGGCGTCATCCTACTAATGTCGCGGCCCAAGCTCACAAGAATGCACTCATTGCTAAGATGAATGGTGAGTCCGGTCCTGGCAAGGTAGATATGCGTAAGACTAGGGGCGCTGCTGTTAGTCGCCTATCTGCCGCTGCTGGGCGTCGAGCTAAGATGGGTACAGGTAAGGCAGCTAGGAAAGAGTCCCCTAAGGGCTCTAATAACGACAGGTTCGACACTGCTGCCTATGCTGCTACGCCCAATGAGGACGTTAATCAGAAGGGTACGTGATGGCTAGTAATTTGTCTGGTGCGGCCACGCGTCGTATGGGTAAGCAGCCTGTGGGTAATAACCAGGCCGTTCCGGGTAAGAAGGGTCTGCCCCCTGGCCTTCTAGGTTATATGGCTGGTAGGAAGGGCAAGGGTGAAAATCCTTCTAAGCCTGATCCTACTGAGCCTGATGCCGACGATGCTGCTCCTGTGTCTAAGCCTAACGGCCCTGGCCGTGCTAAGCCTAATGCACATGCCCCTGTGGGGCAGGGTGGCCGCTTCGCAGCTATGGAAGCAAAGGGTGTATCCCCTGCTCTGGCGGCTTTTATAGGCCGTAAGAAGTATGGCGCTGGTAAGATGGCCTCTATGGCTGCTAAGGGTCGTCAAGGAGGCTGATGTGGTTCCTCGATCCGTTCCTGACGGTACACCCACTTACACAACAAATACTAGTCCTTCAGATATACCCTCCGATGCATACCAGCGGCGTATGGCCAAGCAAAAGCAGAAGCCAGTAGCTAGTAGCATGTCTGGAGACTCCACCCTAGATAGCACGAGTAACGTCTCTAGCATGAGACAGAAAATAGGTTACTAGCATGACTATGCCCACAGGCGAAGGTGGTCAGGGGTACTCACAGGATAGTGGTAATGAAGGCTTTGGTGGAGATTCAGGTCCCGCGCCTTATCGCGAGGTGCCTGCTGATCAGACTTTCCGTGGCGGAGTAAATCCTGTCTGGAATGAAGCCCTCAAGGACGTTCCTAAAGAGTACCACAATCAATTGTTGCCTGTGTTCCAGAAGTGGGACGCAAACCACCAAAGCGGTATCCAGAAAGTACAGTCTCAATACGCGCCTTATAAGGAATTCGTTGATAACGGCGTACCTGCGGATAACATCCGCATTGCGCTAGGGCTTGCACAAGCTCTTGACGAGAACCCGCAGGCGGTATACCAAGCTTTGCACCAAGAGTACGGCGCGCAATTTGGCCAGAACCCACAGTTGCAACAGCAAATGGGCCAACAGCAGCAGTATCAGCAGGGCTACGGCGGAGATCAGGGCTACGCTGGTCAACAAGATATCCCAGAAGGCATGACGCCTGAACTGTATCAGCAATTTACGCAGATGCAGGAGCAGGTCGGCATGATGCGGGATATTATGCTGCATCAGAACACTGAGCAGCAGCAAGCACAAGAGGACAAGGAACTAGACAACCTGTATAACCGGATGGCTCAAGAGAACCCGATGTTCAAGGAGCTTAATAAGGGCGGCGCTGCCGAGCCTTATATGAACTCTATGTTTCAAGCGGGTTATAATGAGCAGCAGGCTATGCAAGCGTTCTCTCAGTTCGTTGACTCTGTTGCTAGCTATAATAATCGACCCAAGCCTCCACAGATCATGGGTGCGGGTGGATTTATGCCAGATCAACGTGTACGTCCTCGTGATCTCAGCGAAGCTCAGACTAAGGACATGATGGTCCAGATGTTGAGGGCGGCGAATCACCAGGACTAGCCCTTAAGGAGTCCAAATGGCAACCGTCACAATGACGGTCGTTGACAACATTCTGAAGGAAGTCACTGAGGACCGCCTCCGCGACCAACTTGAGAGCAACGTCAAGACCCTCCGTCGTATCGAGAAGACTTCCGAAGGCGTCTCTTCTGACGTCGGTGGTAAGTATGTCCGCTTCCCGATCCGTACCAAGCGTAACCACGGTATTGGTGCGCGTGTTGAACTTGACTCGCTGCCTTCTGCTGCTACGCAAGGCTATGACTCGGCACAGGTCAAGCTGACCTATCAATACGGCGCTATCGAGCTTACCGGCCAGACTTTCGAGCTGGCCGATAGCAACCCTCAAGCGTTTGTTTCAGCTCTACAGGCTGAAATCAATGGTATCAAGGAGGGCCTTTCCAAGGACATGAACCGTCAGGTTTATGGTACTGTGGTGGGCAAGCTTGGTACTGCTAATGCTGTGGGTCTGACCACTACTCTGGTGACCTCTAACGCAGAGGCGATCTACTTTGAGATCGGTATGATCGTAGACCTCTACGACAACACCGACACTCTCAAGGCCGGTGGTACTGGTAAGGTCATCACTAACGTACAGACTGACACTCCTTCTGCTGGTTCTACTACAGTCACCTTCACTACCGCCGCAACTGGTACTACTGCTTCTGGTGACTACTTCACCCGTACCAACTCCCGTAACAAGGAGCTGACTGGCTTCCGCTCTATTGTTGCCGGTTCGGGTACTCTCTTTAACATCAACCCTGCCACTAGCCCTGTGTGGGTGTCTGTCGTTGATAACCCCGGCGTTCAGGCTCTGTCTGAAGGCCGTATGATCAACATGGTGGACAACATCCGGACTAACGGTGGTTCTACTACTGTTATCTTCACCTCTCTTGGTGTCCGTCGTGCTTACTTCAACCTCCTAGTTCAACAGCGTCAATACGTGAACGTTCAGAAGTTCGAGGGTGGTTTCACTGGCCTTGGCTTCACGACTGATGATGGTGACATCCCAGTCGTGTCTGACCTTGACTGCCCGTGGAGCACTATGTTCTTCCTGAATGAGAACGAGCTTAAGATGTACCAAGCTGGTGACTGGGGCTGGATGAACCGTGATGGTTCGCAATGGCAACGTGTTATCAACACTGGTCCTGCTTACGCTGACGCCTACACGGCAATGCTTTTCAAGTACTGCCAACTGGGTACGCACCGTCGTAACTCCCACGGGATTATGCAACAGGTCACTGAGGGCTAATCCTACTAAGCTAGGGCACGGAGCAGGTTGTAGCATCAACGGAGTGGGGCCGGTGAAGACCTCCCTGCTCCGTGTCCTATAGGGAGTTATTATGACAGCACTTATCTCTGTTTCTGTTAATGATCTACTAAAGCGCTGGCTACAGACGCAGCTATCTCCGGCTGTATACTCCGGTGCGGCCGATCCTGTCCAGACTGTGGGTGCTTACCCAGCGGGATCTACTCCTGTAATCGCTTCTAGCGGTAACGTGGCTAATGCAGTTGCTGCTGCTACTATGCCTGCAACCGCACTGGTTACTAACTATATCACAGGCTTCGAGATAACAGGCACAGGGGCTACTGCTGGACTGCCGGTCACTGTTACTATAACAGGTATTCTCGGTGGTACGATCTCTTATACCTATGACTTTAGCGGCAGTGCTATTACTGCCAACAACTCTCTTCAAGT